AGAATGGGTTGAGCTAGATTACGTCGGCGCGAAGATATACCAGACGATGGTCTCACATCACCATCTCTTTTTGACCCGGGCATGACGCGCCCTCGTAATTCGTCGAGTTCGTCCTTAAGGAATTTATCCGTGAGATTTGTTAAATCACTAGGTTTTTTGAGGAGAGTCATTATAGAATACTCTTTGATTGCTTGAAACGGTAAGATTGGATGGACGTGTAATATTTCGGGTTTCGTAAAGATATTATCATCGGGGAATTCTTTATCGAACGCCACGAGTATCTTTTTGGGAAGTGGTGGACTCTGCTCTATCAGACGATCCATTTCTTGTTGCGCGTCGTGCACGATTTCGGCACCATCTGCCGTACGGTTCACGAGGGGTAAATTAAGTTCTAATCGTATTTTCCTGCTTAATTTTCCGTATAACTGAGAAGCGGAACGGTGGCTCTCCATGAGCTCATTTATCTTTAAGAATTGCATTATCGTCGCGATGATTCCCGCGATGAGATTCAAACCACCGATTATACTGGGAACCGCGGATCGAACGCTCACAGGAAACTGTTCTTGCGCAAAATTAGCCGTGCCAGTAATCGTAGAGAGAACAATCACAGGCAATGTAAAACGCATAGAAAGTTTTTGAAACATCAAAAATGCTTGATAATTCATATACCTGTAGCACGCGGCGGCTTCACCCCACTCCCTTAAGACCTGCTCATGTTGCCGGTGCCATCTTTTTGGTGCGTCGAGTTTCTCAATGTCCGAGGGGAACTCCGCGGGTTCCCTTTTTACCGCACCAATATTTTCTTCAGTCATATTATAGATGAAGAATATAATATTTTATATCCACCTTTTACTTTTTATTACCATGCTGGTGCTTCCTTTTGTTGGACGTAAGGAATGGTTAGAATTTTATAGTTTGTTGGTACCCTTCATTTTTTACCACTGGTCCGTGAATGACGACACGTGCGCGTTGACCCAGGTAGAAATGTTCGTCACGGGAAACAAAAAGGAAGAAACGTTTTTTGGAAGGGTCATGGGACCCATATACAAGATGGAGGAAACGGATGCGAATAATTTTTTGAAAACTTTACTTTTCTTGCTCTGGATGATCACACAATATAAATTAGGTCGGATTCCGATTAACCCCTCTAAATAATAAATATTCGTATACGTTAAATGAAAGGTCAGGTTAAACAGCGAATCCTATTGTTTATCGTGTTGTTGTTATTGACGATCACCATAGTTCAGGTGACATCGACGACCGAAGCACCAGCGCCACAAGTCGTCTTAAAACGCGTCGAGGTTCCCGTAAGAGTGCCGGTGGAGCGTGAATTTAGAGACGCGCCAATTAAAAAATACAAACCCGGCTACACACAGCAAATAGGCGTTCTCGTCGGCGACGATGAAACTTTGCCGATCTACTCTAGAGAGGTGAGAGGTAGACGGGATAGATACCATTATTATACAGTCACCCCAGGAAATCAGCAATACTCGTTGCCACTTACGATCGGTGATCGGGATTGTATGGATGACATTGGATGTCAGGAAATCTATGGCAATGAGAGTGTGTCTGTGTTAGGGCAGGATGGGGAGTTCTCGGCTAAAGTGTACAGAACTGACAATTTCTTTTGAGTTATATTTATCTAGCGCAGATTCAGCCTCTTTCTTGGTTTCGTATTGTCCAATATATTTACCTCCCTTACCGCGCGCCATCCATTTCTTCGCTCTCTTATCGAAAGTAACACAACCCGTACCTTTTTTTCTTATTATTTTACCGGGTCTGACAAAATGTTCAGGATCTTTCCAATATTTTTCGAGTATTTTTTCAGCCTCTTCTTCGGTTTCGTATACACCCAAATATTTACCTCCCTTACCGCGCGCTTGCCATTTCTTCGCACTCTCATCGAAAGAAACAGAACCTTTCGCCTCGTATTTTGCCGACCCCTCGGGTTTGACGAAGTGTTCGGTGTCTCTCGCATATTCGTTCAAAATTTCAATGGCTTCGTCTCTGGTTGTACACGGTCCGTCCGATAAACATTCATATTTACCGCGCACCTTAACTTTAGGGTAAAACCCGCGAGGTTGCTCCTCGACGGTACCCGCGTATCCATTCCTTTCACAAGCGCTACGACGCACCCCGGTGGCTATGTTATCTTTAGTGAACTGCGATACCTCGCGATCCACACCCCCACCCTCAATACAGTTGAGCCCGTTCGGTGTCAGACAGTTTAGCTTCTTGATCCAGAAAGTTTCGCGCGCGCCCAACAATTCATTGGGAACGTTCTCCTCTATTTTCTCATAGATCATTTTATCGCCATATTTTTGTATGGCATTTTTCACCAGAATACAGGTTGAATTCTTACGTTTATGTTCTGCCATCCTTTTTTTATAATTTTTGGTTTGTCCTACATAGACTTTACCTGAAGGGCTAGTAATTTTATATATCACACCCATTTAATATGATATATAAAATTGTCTTTAAGCTTTTTTATTTTTATTTATTCTTCCTTTTTACCTAACGCGATTTCTATTCAGGTCACATCCTTTTGGGTCCCCCGCGGGCAGCCATACCCGCTAACATCGATTTAATCGCTTCCTTCTTTTCTTCCTCTTTTTCTTGTTCCGTTTTTTTACCTAACGCGACCTCGAGTCTATGTTTAAGACCTGTATATTGAAGACCACAGTCGGCTACGTTAATAGATAACGAGGACATACAACACGATAGACAACAGATCATGAGTGTCACATTTAACGGGACCGGAATTCCCTGGGATTTTAACATCGCCCGACCGGCGGCTGCTGGCCTATACATAATATACATACAGCACAAACAACAGATCGTAGAGGCGAGTGATCCCGGTTTACATTTAGCTTCAACCATATTTAATTATTACAGATATTTTTATTACGATTCGGGGTTTCATCAAGAATCTCTGCGGCGTTCCTGACGTATCCTCGAAGGGCTTCGATACGATCGGAGTATTTCGCGACGTTATCGAGTTCCAATTCAATCGCCTCCATGACATCGGAGTGCTCACCGATTCCGACTGGGTTCGCGAGATAAATTTCGACGTTCGCGAGGTGTTTGGCGATCATTCCGCGCGCGTGGTTGTCAACAAAGTTAATGAGCATTCGACGGTCCATTTTATTCTTATTAATAGTGCGATTCCTTTAAGCAATCATGTATTTTTCCTACTGACAAGATTATACTACCGATACTAAAAAAGTTTTGACAAAATTCGTTAAATGTATTCATTATTTAAACATATTAAATAAATCTTTAACTTTGTGGATGATGTTGAAGAGTTTTTCGTCGTCTTCTACTTTCTTAGGATCGATGATTTCGAATTCAACTTGATATGTCATCGATTCTTCAGAATCCATATCTTCGCTTTCACCAGTTACGACTGTAAGGTCGATGGATAAATTCTTACGAATAAAAGATGTTCGCTCCTTCGTCTTCTTCTTGTCCATCTCCCCTTCGTATTGTTCGACCGGAATTTCACGCGAAACACTAAACCTCAAATCATAAGGGGTGTTTTTCAATTTTGAAAAATTCTCTTTATGAATCGTTTCCTTGTGAATGACCCTTTCAGTCTCAGCGTCCTCGTCGATAGAAATTCTAAGATTATCGTTTTCGCGATAATACACTTCCTCGTTGGTGGTTAGGATTTTCTCCCACCCTGTATATTTTTTCAAACCGTCCATCATAAATTCAAATTTCTCTTTCGAGACATCAGTATCGAAAACGCCACAGTTAAACTTACCGAGCCTCATTTCAAACTCGACGTGTTCTTCATTTTGATATTTTTCAAAGATCGGTTGGATGGTTTCAAAAACCTTTTGAACGTTCATGGTAATCTACTAACTAGTGCGTACTATCTTTAACTTTCTTATAAATGTTAAATTAATATGCATGGAATCGCCAACTTAGGAAACACGTGCTATTTCAATTCTGCTCTGCAGTGTCTTTTACATTGTGACCCTGTAACTAAGTATATCTATACGAATCAGTATACAGGTGAATGTGAATTTACCAGAATATACGCGGAGCTTGTTAAAAACTATTTCAACACTAAAGAACCGTGTGTGATAAATGTAAAACCTTTACTCGATGAATTTCAAAAACAGTTTAAGAGATTTACTATGCTCGAGCCACACGACGCGCAAGACGCGCTCTTTTGTATTATCGATATTTTAGAGCGGTCGTATCCTGAGTTAAAAAACGGTATTTATGGTTCGCACAAACAAATAACGATCTGGCCGGGTGGCAAATCAACTGTGGAAGTACCGTTTAGTATTCAAACCCTATCAATAAATGACACCGTATGTAAAATCAGTGAACTCATTAAAAAAAGTATGGATTGGAATACACTCATCGACTACGAGGACGAGGAAGGCACCGTATATAACGCGGCTGTGACGAGAGTCGTATTTTCAAAACTCCCCGAAGTTTTGTTTATATCTTTTGATAAAAAATCAAATATTGAACTAGAAGATAGATTAATATTTAATGAATTGGTGTATAATTTAAAATCGTGTGTGATTCACAAAGGCGCTCAAAACGGGGGCCATTACTTTTCACTCGCGAAATATGAAGATCGGTGGGTTTTGCAGGATGATGAAAATATTATTGAAATTAAAAATTTACCCGCGGTCGACAACTACTACATTCTCATGTACATTTTAGAAAGTCCTTGATGTCGATGTCTTCCTTAATGTTTACGAGTGTTCTATAAAACGTTTTTCTACTATTTGGATACGTCTTGTCCGGTCGAAGCATCAATGGCTTCCACCACATGGGCGTATCGTTCGGTTTATATTCGCATTCAACGATCGCGTTTTCTTGAAGCAACGAATAATCGAAATTTTTATCCGGTGGGATTTCAGATTCAAATATCAAATTACCCTTTTCTTGAACGTACATTCGCCATTTACCGTGTTCATATTTTAATTGAAAATCAATCGTATTTTTATGCAGAGGTTTCCACTTAAACATATACTCGTGGGTCCCGGTTTTTATAGGACAATGTACAGGTGTAAATATGAGACCGTCAATCTCTTGCGACACTGTAGGTAAATATTCATTCAAAAATTGTTCGTAGTCTTTTAAAATATGAAAGGTCTTCACTTTCAGTTTAACTGTATCATTTTTCATTGTAATAGCTTTCGCCATGAGATCTTCACATTGCTGTAGCCGTTCGAGAAAATCGTGATGTCCAACGATTATACCACACGATGTGAGAATATCGTAAATCATAAAATGATCGTCATATAATTCACCCTCCACTATCGTCAAATTATATACAGATTTTTTAAAATTAATCGGACACTTGAACATGTCAAGCGCGCGGTTTATGAAAACACACACTTTCTTTCCTTCAAAAGTTAAAGCTATCATCATGTATCTCACACCATCCGTCTTCTCGCACACCACATAATCATATTTTTTGAGCGTATCAAAATGTTTGTACTCGATCGAAATCGGTTGGCACCCGGGATATCGTCCGGTTATACCCCAGTTTGCCTCCATCGTCTCGATTGCATACTTGTACAAGGGTTCATCCCGTTGTACAGGTATCCGAACTCCGGACATCTTTGTATAATATTTTGAGCTATTTCTTTAACCTGCTTAATTTGCTTTCACACCCGCGGCGTTGAGCAAATTTGAAATACATTCATGTGGGTGTGTAAATGTTAACTTAGATGCTGTATACGCATGAATTTTAACACCTTTCTCCTTCATCCGTTCAAACATGGTTTGAGGAACCGATGGTAGCTTCAAAGTACCCGAGCGTTTATCTTTCATCGCCCGAGTGATATGTTTGGACGAAACGACCCAACATTTCGCGGAGGTTGATACGACAGAATAAAAATCATCTTTTACCTTATTTCCAACTTGAGTATCAAAATGTAATCCCATTTGAGACACGGGTTCATCGACTTTATCCTTGATTTTCTGTTTAAACATTTCCCAATCGATACCCTCCTTGACACCGGGAAATACGAGACACCCGACACCGTCCGCGAGTTGTAAAACTTGATCAATAGAACCTTCATCCATAGAAATACCGAAATCTATAAACAAAATTTGATCTGATCTTTTAAGATGACTCTGAATAGCGGCAACTTTGTCGTGTGAATCATCGTTTACATATGCCACTTCGTTTTGAACACTCCCCTTTTGGATACATTTCAAATTTAATTTCAAAACAGTGTGTAACGTTTTAACGTGAACGGCTTCTGATCTCTTTACAATTATAGTTGATAGCTTCATTACAATGTATATTATTTATTTCTCTAAGCTCTTGATATCTGTTCTTCTAAAACATCATTTCGATTATAATCATACGCGTCTACGTCTCGATGGACTAAACGATTAACTAAACGATCGACGGATTTGTGGGGTATTGGGATCTCGTTGAACACGTGTTCGATGATGAGTGGTTTGCATGAATCAAATGTAAGGTTATTATATATAATTTTGATTCGCGTACTTGAGATTGATCTTACGATAGATGCTGTGATCTTCATTTTAAATTAAAACACTCTTAAACTTTAAGTCTGTCGTTTAGACATCCACCGAATGGTAGATTGCCCACGTGACCGAGTGTTGTATAACAATCTGCATAGATTTTTCCGCCTATCTGTTGATATCTTCGACAAAACGCATAATCTTCACTCAAGTATCTACGAGACACCGGGTCTATCATACAATCGAAGAGCGCGCAATAATCATCGAAATCTCGATTCTGATGATCATTTTTACACATTAGGTCGGGGAACTTCTTTTCCATCTCTTCAAACACGGATCGTTTGATCATCATGAATCCTGTAGGACCATCGAGCACCTCCACGAAACCATTTTCGACCGTTCGCTTATGCGCGCCTATGTTGGCGACGAGACTCGAAGAGATCATCTCGAGGTTACGATCGTCGCCGTTTTCGACGGCGTGTTTCGCTTGGTCCCACATGACGACCTTCTTAGGATATATCGCACACGAAAGATCATGCCCCGAATCGAGTAGCCGAATCACCGATTCGGCGTCGAAGTCGACGTCTGCATCTACAAAAAGAAAGTAGTCCGCATCGGTCTTTTGCATGAAACGACCCACAGCGACGTTCCGAGCCCTGTGTACGAGCGACTCATTTTCAGTCGTATCTATCATGAGCTGAACATTTTTCCGAATCATCGCGAGTTGAAGCTTGATTAGGCTCGTCATGTACTTTTCAAGGCATAATCCACCGTAACAAGGTGTTGATAAGAATAACTTCAAAACCATACTATACATCTTTATTAAATTATTTCTCTAAATAGCGCATTATGATATTTTCTATTTTATTGATCGTTGGTATCGATACGGAGCATCTCTCCGCCACGGTCGACTTTGGTATTTTTGATTTCAAAATAATACATATCACCACAGTCGCGACGGAGGTCGGTGTTTTACTCATGAGTTCCGTACACTTTTCAAGTTTAACACACGTTTGATTACATTTGAGACGTTCATCTCTCGTGACTTCAAATGAATTAAGTAATCTTTGTAAAACATTATGTGGTTTTGTGATATAATTCTTCTTCGTCGTTCCTAATAACGTGTCTTTGAATATTTGTGTAGTCCGACTAATATCTTTGCTCTGAATATTGAACATGTCGGCGATCTCCTTCGTCGTCCTAGGAATTTTTGCGAGTCTACACGCGTATAAAACACAGTTCGCTTTAATCCCAGTCCTCACCGCACCCCTAGTTAATTTTTCAACATTAAATTTACGATACATAAACTTTGCGTCTTGAAGAACACTCCCTGGAAGATTTAGACATGCCTCGTCGATGTCTTTGTAAGCGTGAAATAGCGATCGATCTTTATAATTCATACTCTGATGAAAATTGATCTTCGACATTCTCTTGTCTTCGTAGGTCGAACTAAATTTTGTAGCGATGACGGTGCCCTTGCCCCATTGATCGGAGAATAACTCCGGATTCGCGTTCGGAGCACCGCATCTCGCCGGATCATCTACCATACCCCGCTCATCTACATGACTCCGCCATTCGGCAGTATCGTCTATATAATGTATATCTACAACACCACACTTTGTACACGTCGGTACGCCGCTCGGTGTTACTACCTTGATTCCTTTACATAAATTGCATATATGGATATTAATTGACTTTTTTAAAGTTGGTTTGTTCAATAAGCGGTCCACGTCGGACCAGATGCTCGCTGTCAATTCTTGCATGTCTTTGTCCCATGTTTTTTTGAAGTCATGTTGGCGCACTTAGGCGATCCATGATTATTTTCTGCTTTAAGTTAAATGATACTTTACATACTTGGAATCGTCGTAATATGGCTCATCTTTTTTAAAAAGCGTTAATTTAAAAGTTATTTTCAGCAGCCTGATGTCTCGCGAATTCTTCGATCGTATTGACCGTTTCCTTGTATCGCTTCGCGCCAGGGCTTGTCGGCTCCCACTCATTCCATTCCTTATCGATCGCTCTGGCGTCGCGCGGTGGTATGACAATGCCATCGATCTCGTCATCACCAACGATGAAATCTTCAAGATCTTCATCGTCGGACGAATCGTGAAGTATAACACTCTCCAAACCACTATCGTAGCCTGGTTCGTTCCTATAATATAGATTGTCTTCAAGATTTATGAAAGGACTACCGCTTCCTGGATAATGTGTCAAAAGATTCTCCGGCTGAGCCAGTTCTTCTTTATCTTCCAACTCATACACAGGGGCGCCCTTATAGCTCATATTCGTGTCGGCAAAGTAGTTTATAACTATATAGTCCGTAAAGTGATCGCGCGTAATCGCATACATTTCATCGTCTACATCGTCTATATTCGCGAGTACTTGAACTATATCGCCGGGTTGAATTTCGGAAAATTCGATCGTCATGTAATTTAAAGATTCAGGACAAAAATAAAATTAGAATATTACACAGATGGGGTTCGAAATTTTATCAAAGGAGGGATGTACTTACTGCGACCACGCAGAAACGCTTTGTAAGGAATTGGGGTTGGATTATAAAAAAACCATGGTCGCAAAAGATGAATTATCGAAAAAGTGTGGAAAACTTGTTACGAATTACCCTCAAATTTTATTGAATGATACATTAATTGGTTCTTTTTTTGATTTTCAAGATTACATCGACGACGCGGAGCCAATGCTTCTCCCGACGTTAAACCGTTTCACTGTATTCCCGCTCAAACATGAGAATTTATGGGCGCTCTACAAAAAGGCTCAAATGTCAAATTGGACCGCGGAGGAGGTCGATCTTTCGAAGGACATGGACGATTGGGTCGCGTTGAGTGAAAATGAACAACATTTTATCAAGATGATCTTAGCCTTTTTCGCTGGATCGGATGGAATCGTTTTCGAAAATCTTGAAGACAATTTCGGAAGCGAAGTGCAGTATACGGAGGCGAGAAGCTTCTACGCGTATCAAATGCATAACGAAATGGTACACGGCGAAACATATAGTAAATTGATCGACAAATACATCAAAGATCCTGTTGAAAAGAAAAAATTGTTTGAAGCGATTCAGACCATTCCGTGTATTGAACGAAAAGCGCGATGGGCTATGAAATGGTTCGATAATTCCAAACCTTTCGCGGAGAGATTATTCGCCTTCGCGTGTGTGGAGGGGATTTTCTTTAGTGGTTCATTCTGTGCTATCTTCTGGTTGAAAAAGAGGGGTCTCTTACCTGGGCTGTGCTTCTCGAATGAATTGATCAGTCGGGACGAGGGTTTACACCTTGATTTCGCGGTCGAGTTATTCAATATGCTCAAAAACAAACCAAACGACGAAACAATTCATCAAATCATCCGCGAAGCCGTCGAGATTGAAAAAAGTTTTATCGTCGATTCTCTGCCGTGCAGCCTGATCGGCATGTCATCTGAAAAGATGTCTGAGTATATCGAATACGTATCTGATCGATTATTGAAACAAATCGGGCGCGCTAAAATTTGGAACAGTTCAAATCCATTCGAGTTCATGGAAAACATAAGCTTGGATGGAAAAACGAATTTTTTTGAAAAGCGCGTGGGTGATTACGGGAAGATGGGTGATGATGTGGGTGAAATTCAATTTGATGACGATTTTTAGGAAATAGTCACAGTTTGTCCGTTGTCGCACCCACACGTTGTGCCTGGAGCGTCGATTTCCTCGGCAATGTCCATAGATCCGAGATTCAAACCAGAATCCAAGAGACCAAATTGCTCCTCAGAAAACCCTGGTACCGCTGTTTGCATGTCGACCATCTTTGGTGGTTTCTTCGCCGACGCGTCCACATTAAGTGTAATAACTTTTGGCGCTGGACCGACGTCCTGTCCATCAACGATTATACGCGCTGGCTTATCTTCGACCGCGTAGCCCTCTTTCTTTGTATTCATCATGCACCAGACAACGAGCATGAAGACGATGGCGTGAAGCGCGAGTCCAGAGGTCGACGCACACCCTGTTGGTCCACTGACCCACTTACCAAAAACACTTCTAGTTAATCTGTAAGTCTCTGGATTAGAGACGATGAAAAAGGTCAACGCCGACATGATCGACGTGACAAATTTCTCCTGCTGACGAGCACCACCGCATCCACATCCACAATCTTTGAAGAGACCCATGATGTTAGTTATGATATATCAAGAAAAAAAATGACTTAAAGCTTATGGTCTATAAGAAAATATAAAAACCACAATGTCGTCCAACATGATTCAACTCGCCAAAGATTTCGATGCTAACTCCCTGACCCTTTCAAATTTGAAGAAGGGGAAGATCGGTAACCGAACAGTCTACATCAACGCCAAGGACGGCAAAAACAAATTCTACATGCAACTTCCATTCATGCGCAGCCCGTTTGGACTGAGCGCCTTCACCGACGAAGCTACTAACAAGACCTCGTATTCGCTTGACCTTTCGATTGATCCGGATAATGAGGAAGCCGTGGCGATCGCCGAAAAGCTTCGAGAGTTCGATGCCCGAATCATCCAAACCGTCGCTGAAAACGCGAAGGAATGGCTCGGCAAGGAATATAACCTTGAGGTTATCAAGGAGGCTCTATACAAGCCGATTGTGCGTCCTGGAAAAGATGAGTACCCTGACACCATCAAGCTGAAGGTCGCCACGAAGCCCTCCGGTGAGTTCATGGCTGAAGCCTACAGTGCGTCGAAGGAACTCGTCTCTGTCGACACGATCGAAAAGTCGCAGCGTTGCATGTGTATCATCAACATCGCCAGTATTTGGTTCATCGATAACAAGTTTGGTGTGAGCCTTCGTCTCTCGCAGGTGCTACTCCAGGCTTCAAGCAAGCTCCCAAAGTTTGCGTTTCAGGGTCTCGTCGATGACACTCCAGCCACCGACGATGGCGCCGAAGAAGAATACTACGAAGAAGAAGTTGACGAATAAAATATAATTATAATATAATGGATGCTAGATCAGCTAAACACAGGGATACTGTGGAATCGCTGACCAGGAAAGCAAATAAAGTAATCACACCGACGGAACAATCGAGTATAGGAAAAGATGTAATTAAACTTTTAAAATCAAGAGGGTGTAACCCAGAAAAATTATTTAGAAAAATCGTTACCGATAAAAAGGCAAGCTTATCTATCACGCGCGCGGTTAAAACTCGATTAGGTCTCACGAAGATTGGTAAAGGTGCGTACGGGACGGTGTTCCACGGGTGTGCCGATAAAGCATGTAAAAAACCCGTCGCAATAAAATTAGCCGAACACGGAAGTACGAAATCCGAGTATATCATGGGAAAAATACTCAGGGAGTATGGTGGTGTACGAATGTATGCGCGTGAACAATGTAGTCTTCGAAGAGATGACATATTGTATATGGAATATGCGAACTCAGATACCTTAAAAAAATTCCTGAAGGCTAAGAAAAATTCGCTGAGACCTATTCATATCAGAACTATCATCGTGGAAGTTCTTTATAATTTATACAGAATTAAGGTAGACCACCCAACAATTAGACATCATGATTTACATTTAGATAATATCTTAGTAAATACGGGACAGGTTACAGGTGGGTTTGATATATATAAAATTCACGGACGAGAGTACGACATAGATCACATCGGTATATCAACCCTTATATCAGATTTTGGATTCTCCACCATGGACGGTCTCCCAAATAAGATTGTAGATGATCATGAAATACCCCACCTTCGAGAAGACCATGGTATTTTTCGTAGGTCAGATCCAATGTATGATACTCATTTGTTTTTGAATGCGTTATACCTGTCGATTATAGCGGATCCAAAGCTTTCTGTTACCCTGAAAGAGGCGACCGATTTCATTTCGAGGATATTCCCACCGCGTTATTTAGGACATGAAACGGATATGATCAAGAATTTCAGGTTGAGAGGGACTGTGATTCATAGATTAAAGGATTTTAAAGCTATATTCAGTGATAAATTTTTTAGTCCATTCACTAGAAGTGGTAAGAAATTGGGGAAGGCTTTATCTATGATTCCAACTCCAAAAGCTATCTCTCGCCCGAGGGTATCGAAATTCAACATACCTAAAACAACGTCTACGACACCCGTGAAATCCACGAAACCCGTGAAGTCCGTGAAATCCACGAAACCCGTGAAATCCACGAAACCCGTGAAATCCACGAAACCCGTGAAGTCCGCGAAACCCGTGAAGTCCGCGAAACCCTTGTTCACGATGTCTAAGAAGGGGTACGTAAAAGTTGGTACGAAAAAGTGTACGTCGTATAAAAAGAGTGAAATCGTCGCGATCGCCAAGAAAGTGGGTATAAACACAGAAGGTAAAACAGTATCTGCTATTTGCGAGTCACTGAAAAAAAAATATTTAAAATAAGTATATGAAGTTCACACGCAAAAAAGTCATTTTGCTCGCCGCGATGGTCGTCGTCGTCGTTATTTTATCTAGTATGCAACGGTCGTCTCGTAAACAGTCTGGAGATGTTGATTATATCGTGTACGGGACAAATTGGTGTGGATATACTGTGAAGCAGTTGAAATATTTAGACAAGAAGGGCATTTCGCACAAATATGTCAACTGTGAAAAAGAACAGTGTGATGGAATCAAAGCGTTTCCACAAATGACGCGCACATCAGATGGTGAAACCATCCGGGGTTACAAAGAGGTTTAGATACCTCGAACAACAGCGAGCGCGAGGGAAAGGATGAAAGCATCGAGGAATGTGTCGAGCTTCTTGAGCACGGTGATGTGCTTGACGAGGGATCGGTTCCAGAGGAATCGAAGGACGAAGGTGCTGATGAGAATCACGAGCACGAAGGTGAGGAGTTCGGTCAAGGCGTCTTGGGCCTTTCTGGCATTCACTATACCACTAATCATTTATATATTAATAATATTTTTTTCTCAAATATTATTAGTATGCCACCGAAGCGATTACCAGTCAGTGGATCAGAACCAAAATTCACACAGGTCATGTGGGGAAGAGCTATCGGAATAAATAATAATAATTGTTACGCGTACGCCGTCGGAGATTATGAAAAAAAGAGAAGTTACAAAAGCGTACCCGGCGAACGGGCCGGCTTAAGCACATCGGGTAGTTCATATCTGAGCTGTAAGGTTTTACCTAAAATGGTCGTCGCGGATAATCCAAAAAAGGTATACATTTCAAGCGCCGAATCAAAATGTAGACCTGGGTATTATAAAGTCATGATGTTCTTATCGCCTGGTGTGAGAACATATTTTAAACAGGGTGATTTTCATTTTTATAAACAGCACAACACGGTTGAATATAAGGCGAAGAAGGGAAACACGTATGAAGAAATCGCCAAATTTTTTAAGGTTCCACTCGCGCGCGTAAAAAAGGCAGGTGGAACGGCGACGTCACCCCGACCGGGTAAAATTTTAAAATTTAAGTGTAACGTATTCAGTCACAAAAGGGGGTGGGCGACGGGACCTCTTCTGACCGACGCAAAGGGGAATGTCATCATCGATCCAAGGAAGGCTTCGAAGGATTACGGGCGTTTGAACTACGATAAATACTGTTCATCCTTCTGCGTTAAAGATAGAGGGATCAAAGTCGGACACACTCACCCCAAAGTCGGTAAGAAGTGAGTTTAAATCCGTTTGATCACCGACGTCAAAAAATATATCGAGAATATCAAAAATGTGTGGATCACCAGCTGATATCTCGTGTGTATTCGACGTATTCTCAAAATTATTTGTCACCGTGACCATCACTTTAAAATTCGCGCCGTCGAATATTTTCCTACAGATCGGGCAGGTCTGTTTACCTTTTGCCTTCCACTGTTCTAGACAATGTGAATGAAATATATGTCCACACCGAATCGGTGGGTTGTGGCGAGTACATCTTACCTCATTCAGACATATAGCACACTGATTTTCCATTCTCTAGAACAATATATAGATAAAATTTATTGTTATTTTCCGTGATTAGTAAATGTTACGCGTATCGACGAGTGGCTTGTCCGCCTTCCCACCCTCGGTCGTCTGTGTCTTTTGCGTTTCTTCAACCAAGGCGGGTCCCTTGGATTGGAGCAATTTGCGATAAGAGTAGTTATCCACGACAGCTACACCATTCTTCTCCATCAGGTAATTGTTATACAGACCACTCGCTGAGTTGACAGTAAAATTACGGCCATCGGCCATGCCCATGCGTTGACTCATTATTATTAATATTACATTAGAAATTTATTTCTCTATTTTGGGTGGTGTTTTTCCACGATTTTATCCCCATTTTTTTTGCTCCCACGATCGTCGAGTTCACGTCTCGTCCTGAAGCTATATCAAATATATCAATCTTATCGGATTGTACCCGAGAAATTCGAATAGAATCATTCGTATTGATGTGCTGATTAATGATATTGTAGGCGAATGCGATTTCTTTCAGGGTCTCCGCGCCAGTTATGATAATTTTACCCGTCCCAAAAATACTCACCGTGATTTCTTTCATGTCGTCCGCTGGTTTAAATTTAATTTTAACAGCTGAATATCTATCCGGTTCAAATGAAACTTTAAATACATCGGGGTATTTTTCAAAATGATCGCACGTCTCGATCAAATTAATATTCCAATTCAAACTAAAATTTGAATTAATCATCACCACACGGAACGTATCGCGTGGAACTTCAAATTCTGGTCCCAACATTATTTTTAATAAATATGATAACTGACCGATTATGTGCTTGCAATTAATCAAGTCCGTGCACCCCGCAACTTGAATGCTTC